GAAGGTGCAGGCCACGTTGCCGCCAACGATCTGAGCAGATAGCCGGGGAGAGCGTCGTTGATTACTAGCGTCATGGCTTAACCGCACAGATTGAAACGTTAAGAAAAGATTCCGCCGAAACATTCCACCTTGTTATTTCTGCCGGGGGCGTGATGGTCGTTGGAAACTCATATCCAGCGGTCGAGACAATCAACCCCGCGTCAACGCATAACACTGTGAGTGCCTCGGTCGTGAACCGGAAGTAATCACTTGGGTATCCGTGGATCGGGAATGTCTGGTGCGTTTGGAGAAACAGTATGCCGCCCTCGTTCATCATCGCCGCAAGCTGCTTAACGGCGATCCAGGGTCGCTGTACATGCTCCAACGTCGATGCCGAGAATATGCCGTCGAACCGCTGCGATACCATCCCGCTTATACAATGGAGGTCGGCAACAATATCAACACCATCGCCCGCCTCAATGTCCGTCCCAAGCCATTTAGCATTCGGTGCATAACTTTGGTGATCGTTTGGTGGAGATCCTTCCCACGGCTTCACGCCGGTATCCAGTACCGTAGCACCATCTATGTGTTTGATTCTTGCGACCCAATCATTCAGCGGTGACATACTTTTGATTCCTCCATTGTTCTAGCTCTGCGTCGAGCCTGTTTGTCCATGTTGCGTGCAAGTATGGGCTTCCCATTGCGATATTGTCTGCGAATAGGCAATAGCCTTCGCTTGCGTGCCAATGCCGACCGACGTAACTCTCGGAAGCCCACCAGTGATTGCAAGTTCGCCGCCATCCTGGGTTGCTGAAAATGCTTGAAGACCGGCCCCACCAGTAAGAACCAGAGTAGTGCCATTTGTATTGAGTGTTGCGAAAAGAACCAAGCAGCTTAAACGATCCTGCAAGCGGATAGCCTGCTTCCATCGCCGGTCGCACTTCATCCCAGTTTTCAACCACTGTTTCGTAAGATGCCTCAATCCACTTTCTTATGAGCGGACAGACGGAAGTCCCGTGCTGCTGGCCCTTCCCGTGAGCAAAGCAAATAGCTTCATTCTGGCTTATCGATTCGAGAGCCTCTAGCGAGCGTATGAATCCTACCGCTTCACGCTTCTTGGGATCGTTTGCAACGTAGTAGACCGATGAAAAGATACGCTCCATTCGGTCGCGTACTTCGTTGTGTATCGTGTCGCCATCCGTTGCGACACAGCAAACTCTTTGCCCATTAAACGTGTTGATGCTTCTTTCCAGTCGATCCAAGTGCCATAATGTTGATTCAAGGTATCGCGGATACAGAAAGAAATGCAGGTGTCGAATCGGAACACTTGCAAATGGAATTGGCTTGAGCGAAAAGTCTTTGCGAGCGTTGTATTGCATTCCGCCTGCGATTCCAACGGCTCTAGGTCTGTTGTGGATTTTCTTAAGTTGGCACCACGAGCACATCCCGATCGCCTCTGGGATCACTTGCATCGCGGCACGATTGCAGACCGGACATTGGGTCGGCTCAGCGTGCCATTTTGCCAATGGGCAACTAAGTGATGCACGCTTGATGCCGTGCTCTATGTTTGCCTTTTCGGCTCCGTGCTTGGCTGCGATTGTGTTGCAAACTCCACCGTCTACAGACCAATCTGATTCGGTACATGCAGTACAAATAGCAAGTCGCGATCCTTGCACGGGTTGACCGGACGAGCCGCCGCAACACTTCTTTTCTGTTTCCATTTAGCAGCATCCAAAAGACAGGTCGCGGAAGTACGAGGTCGACAACGCATCATCGCCGCCGGATGATGCTGAATTTCTAACGGATTCGATAAACGCATCGATCTCTGTGTTTGTTGCGGGTACAGTCACTTGGGGAGTCGAAAGAAATGGCACATATTCCGCTCCGTAAGTCGCAGCTACCCAGGCATCAAACGCTATCGATAGCTCGCCTTGATTGGCGCTTCCGCAAATATAAAACGAGTAGTAGACGAATCGTGCGTTATTGTCAGCACTATTGGGAATTCCTGTACAACAAAAAGATTCAAAGACAAGAACCAAACGATAGGCAAGCACGTCGTCTGGCGAGAGAAATCCAACAACGTAATCCGTAAGGTCGACTTCACTCACGACGGTAGCACCTGAGCCAGTAAGGTCGACCGTGTACGTCACGCTGTCCTCAACTGGGCAACGACAGCAGCAGTCCAAAGACGTAGCGAATTTTTTATTATTAAAAAGGATCTTTCCTTTGTAGTAAATAAATGCCATTGGTTTTTATTGATAGCCTGGTTGCGGACATTCGGTTCCAACAATAACTTCGTCGTCCAATTCGCAATTGTCCCAGACCCATAGCTTTTCACGCTTAATGCGAATTTGATTTGTTTCAAAAATTACATCCACAACGACGAGTCTTGGTCGGTAAAAATCGACATAGACGATGACCCAGATGCAAGGGCCATCATATCCATACTCTTCATCGCCAGCCATTAGGACAGCTAGACCGACTCTACCAGGGAGGTCGCGATAGTCACGCTCGTTGAGTATTCCCATTGGATCAGTAAGATCCACGGTACCATCTTCTTGCTGTCCAGGCACCGGCATCGATCCACCACAACGAACGCGAGTTACGGTTCCGCTCATTGCGTCCCCGGCCGCTCGATCAACACAATTGATAGGCACTTCTTCGGCGTAATCCAGTGCAGAAAAAGTAAACTCAATGATTTGCGAACTACCGCCACCACCGCCGCCACCACCTGACGGCCTTCTCTTTATGTGGATGCGCTCGCGATTGCCGATCATCCCTACAAGTTCTAGAGCGTCGGCCTTTGTAAATCCGTAAGTTTTATCGTCAAGTCCCATCACTCAAATCCTTAGAAATGAAAAGCTGATTGATGGGTAAATGTCAAACTCAAGCACTGCTGGACCGCCTTTTCCTCCAGACCCGTCAAGCGGTCCGACAAATTGCACATCGTCTCCGTTTGCGTCTACCATTGTGTAGGCAATCTTCGTAGGGCCAGAAAGGTATCGTTCGCCCTCATCAAGCATCTTGTGCGTCCACTTTTCCTTGTTGTACTTAAGTGAGTATTGATTAAGTCTTCGTTTCTGACCGTAGTAAAATCCTGTAGTGGATGCCATAATTGTCAGCAACCATGTCTTGGCAGCACCACCTTTAAAAGGTGAGACATTTACAGTTTCCACTAAATTAATCATTTCAAAGTCAGTAATTGCGGCATTTTCAAACTGGAAAAACTCCCAGACTCCAGTATACCTACCGATCGAAATTCCATACGGAAACGGATCACCTGCGGAATTAACTACAGGATCGCCGCTGATGTCTTTTGTGACCAGTCTTTCCTGACGCTCAAATTTGGTTTCGTAGATCGGCACCCAGGCGTTAGCGTCGGTGGCAATGTCCTGGCTGTTTTGGCTTTCTTCAACTTCGCTTGAAAACTCACATGTGACATCCCAAAGCGTAGGGCTTGTCGGCCTTCTTTTTGCGTTCTTTGATCGGCAAACCGAATATCCGAAAGCTGATACCGTCACACCAACGATCGGCAATCCAGAAGTATTGAGTATGTTGATCCTTGAATTGTTTTTATTGTCAGCTTCGACGAGGAATATATAGGTCTCTTCAAGCATTGGAATTCCTCCCTTTGACCTGAGTCTAGCATCGCCTTCCCGCTTTTCGCCCAATACTGTGTTTGCCACGTTACCTAATCCTTGAAAACTTATTGTCTTTAATTGCCTCGACTGCCTTATTGACTGCGTCGGTAATGATCAACTCGCCTGGAGTAGGCACAAGTAAGTCTTTTGGCCTAAACGCATCGCCACTCGCCGAAATTGCATCACCTATTGCACTTGCCAGCACTCCTACAGAATTAGAGTTTGTACGATCTTTTGCAGCCTCTCTTGCTTTGTTTTCCGCTTCAACCCTTGCCTTGAATTCTGTCGATGATGGGTCAAGCGTGGCTGGATTCATCCGCTTGCGTGCTTCCATTTCGAGATTTTCGCGTCTCTTTTTGTCTCTCTCGTCAAGCTCATCAAGTAAGTTTTTAATGTTGTCAATTGGCTCGGTCATAGTGTTGTAATCTTGCCCGCTAAGTAAAGCGCTCACAATGACAAGTGCATCCGATGCAGCGGCTCCAACAAAACGGAAACCGTCTACAAGAGCCTCGACTAATCCAATCAAAACCTCTGCCTTCGAAATGCCCTGACCGAAACCACTTGTCAGGTCAATTACAAGTGGTGCAAGAGCTTCACCAAGTTTTATCCCAGCTTTCTCTAAGTCTCCCATCGCAATCGCTAACTTGCCGCCCATCGTTTCTGACAGTTTGTCCATCATGCCGGCATACTTACCGCCTTCCGATGTTGCAGACATAAATGCGTCCCTGACTTCAAGCGACGATATAGCTCCGTCCTCCATTCGCTCTTTAAGCTCCAGCATTGACTCCCCAGTTTTGCGACTAATCTCTTGCAGTGGATTAAATCCTGCGTTGATCATTTGCAAAACATCTTGCCCCATTAAACGGCCTGCGGCCGAAGTTTGAGAAAATGCAAGCGTAAGAGAATCAAAGCGTTGCTCATTGCCTTGAGATATGTCACCAAGCATCTTAAGGTTTTCCATTACCTGTACGACAGGAATGTTAAAGCTCAGCATCAGCCTTGCAGCGTCTCGCACTCCGCTGGTCGACAATGGAGTTACGTCGCTAAATTGACGAAGTTCTGAAAGCAACTGAGTCGAGCTTTCGATAGATCCCGTCAATACCTCAAATGCAGCGGATGCCTGCTCTGCGTCGATGGCAAGCTTGATTGATTTCTGGACCGTGCTAATACCGAGGTAAGCGGCTGCTAACCCCTTAAGCTTGCCAATCCCGTCACTGATCGCAGAATTGTTCTTTACGTGGGCGTTAGCGGCTTTCTCCGTCGACCTGGTTGCCGCATCCTGCTTTGCTTTCGCAGAGTCCAGCAATCGAGTATAGGTCGCTTGGTCAATGCCTCCTTTTTGCAATGCCTTGCCTAGCCGATCCTGTGTCAGACTAAACTTTTCTGATGGTGATCTCGCCTCTTCTATCGCACGCGATAGACGCCTGGTTTCCTGCCCTGACAATGCCGCTTTATTGATATAGTCGGCAGCGTCAAGTGTGAGGCCGACGCTGTATGTATTGATCGTCGTAGCCAAGATTAACGCCCTCTCGTCAGTACGGTTTTAATGAAATCATTGCACTGACTTTCAATGCTTGAGGATTTCTTATCGGGCGCAGACAGTTCGCCAGCGTAGTCATGCGGATAAAATAACTTTCGCTTGCGCGGTAGGTATTTCAGGTCCGCCCTGTCTTTCGGGATCTTTGAATTAACCTCAAACGCAAATGATGCTTCAGCTAGCTCCATTTGTGTCGCGTGCCTGTCGTATTCACCGCCCCATGGTTCGATTCGGTAGTATGCTTCCCAAAGCCGAACAACTTCGTCGGGCGTCGAATCGAGCCACGTGCGGGGATCGTCTATTCCAAGATGCAAGCACAACCGACAAGCTAGACGGAGCTTGGGGTTGTGTCTAAGTTTTTTACTTCACGGCCAACATCTTCATTGTCAACCCCGCAAACTCGCATACACTCAGCCATCAGCGGACCCGTCACCGAACCAGGGACACTACCCCATTCGTCCCATTCGTCTTCAGTGAAAAAGGGTTCTCCGGAAGCTTCGTCTCGAACGCACGCCGACAAAAATAAACCGTCAGCCTTGCCCGATACAAAAGTCCCTTTCTTGTCGCGAGCCAATGCCAACAGGTCGGCTTTCTTTGATGCCAATAATCCGACGACTCGATATTTATTGCCATCGATCGTTATTACAGATTCCGCAGGCTTCATTGCCTTGAGCTTGTCGCCTAATCTCATTCGTCTTCTTCCTCGTCTTCTTCCTCGTTAAATTCTTGCCGTTGCTCCTGAGCAGTTCGGCCAGTATGCGCCATCTCAATCGGATCAGGTCCGTCGCCATCCTTGAACCCTCGCAGCAGGTTAATCTGCCTTTGAATCTCGGGAACAATTTCCTTTGGAACTCCTGACAACGGCAGAAACTTTCCTTCCATGCTTCCCGTAGGGCAGTATCCCATGAGTCTCTGGCCGTCCAGTGTGATCGTGAAAACTTGATCCTGATTTAAGGATTTCGTGTAAGTCACGTTTTTATATGTCTGCTGTAGCGTATGCGGCACAAGCACGACTTCAAATGATTCAAACATTAGCTAATCGCTGGCCCCGTCTCTCCATCGTATTGCCATTCAATTTGCCCAGTCATCAAAACTCCATTCTCCATTGTGGGCGGAGTGTATCCAGTGATGAATCCAGTCCCGACTAGAGACGTACCGATGTCTGTAGGCATTGTTACTGTGATAGTTCCGGCTGCACTCGGGAAGGTGGGTGATGTAGAGCCTGCGACCCACTTAAACGTTGCACTGGACGGAGCAACCGAGGCGAGGTCACTTGGAATCATTTCCATGATGTTTTCGGTTGCAAGCGTCGATGCGTCAATCGCAGCGTTCTGGAATGCTCCGGGAGAAATAGAGATCGGGTCAATTGACGCCGAAAATGTAGGTGTTGCAAACGTTACCGTTGCTCCGTTCCCAGTGTCGCCAGTGATTGCCATTGTTAAATATCCTCTGAGTAATCGATCTCAAAATCCAGTGAAGTAACATATCTGTGGTCGTCGCTATTTTCTTGAGAATAGTCGATTTCATTTCGCTGACCTGATTCAACTCTTGCACCTCGCACGTTACATCCAAAAGTAACGCCCTTTGTGCCTACGATTCCAGAAATCCTTAACTGCTCTGCGATCTCATTTGATACCGACCTGGTTGACGCGTAACAATCAAACTGCAATCGGGAATGAGCTAGCCCTGCGAATGTCGAAAGTGTGTAGTCATGCCGTGTCGAAATCTTGCTAACTGCAACCGCTGGAAGCGTTGCACTTTGCGGTGTAATGTCTGCATAGATGCGACTGCCAATCAAATCAGTAATTGCTGACTTGCTTAGCATGAAAAGCCGTATCGCTTCAGTCACTTCTGTCATATTAGTCCGTTGAAAGTAGGAGGCCCATGTAAAGTGACGTTTCTGTCGTCTCTCCATTTGCAACGCGAATCGTTGCCACTGTTCCTCCAGCTAGCGGGTTAGTTGTGTCTGTCGACTTAACCCAACTCCTGCCCTCGGAAGCGACAATGTCGTATGCAAGGAGCGACGCAGGAACAGACGTGAAGAACTCTACAGAGCATCGGTTTCGACAGCCAATCGCAAATAGATCAAGACTATCTCCGACAAAGGCAGTCACGTGCGGCAACTGCTTTGAAACAACAATAGCTGTGGTGACAATTGGAAGGTTCGCACCGATTCCGGCGTCAATCGAAATCGTAGTCGCGGTGGTCGCTGTTACGTCAACATTACGCTGATAACCTCCTGCCCAAAACACAGCCACGGTATCAGTATCTGTAATTCCGTGACCACTCGCTACCGTCAGGATTGCGGTGTCGTTGTCAGTTCTGGTCGTAACCGTCCCCGCTTTTCCGGCCGGTAGAGTGATCGTCAACGCCCGTTCATCTTCTTGCGTTCTAGTCTGTGATGACGAGATTGAAACCGCGCCGATGTTGGTCGTGATTGTCGTTTTTGCCATGGTATCCCTTTGCGTTATCTCATCATTTCGTTGATCTTATTTGTCAATGCCGCTTTCATCGCAGAAAGCTGCGCAGGTTTCGTTTCATCAAAAGCCTGTACAATCCAGTTGCGAATCGCAGACTTAACCCGCCCCGCGTCTCGTCCCCATAGCTTGTGTTGTCGCGATCCTGACT